GTTACCACCAAAGCATCTTGAAATGATTTTTCAAAATCTACAGGCTCACCGTTTACAGTACCAGTACCAGATTGAACAACTGCAAGCTGCCCAAGGTCGTTATTTTTCTCAGCAACAAAAGCGGCAACACTAGCCTCGTTTGCAGAATCGACATCCTCAATCAACGCGCCGCCTGTGGCTCTAAATTGCGGATACTGTGAGCGGGTATTGTTAACGATGTATTCGCGGCCAACGCTTGCAGTGTCAACGTAGTTCAAAAACCCCCAAGTTGGATCTGGGTTGCCTGCTGAATCGGTTTTGTAAGTTGTGACAACTTCACCAGCAATAACCGCCGTTCCTGGTCGGTTTTGATCAATCACCCAGCCGCCTGCATCTTTCAATTGGTCGATTTCAACATCAGTCCAAGAGTTGCCGGTATCAGGGATAAGTAAATCAGGGAACGGGGTATTGGAATAAGGCTTTGAATTTAATCTGATGCCACCAAAAGCGTCACGCGCACTTCTTGCGATAACGAATTGACCAAGGCTAGCGCCATCAGTTCTGCGTAGTGCGCGAATTGCGGCAAAGCCAGCAGCCTTAATAAATGGCACTTCTAAAATATTAGGGCCAACATATTTGGTGGTTGAAATTAATTTATCAACATTTACAGATAGCGACTGGCTGTTTTCAGTACCCAAAGCCGTTAAGTGATTGGCTAGGGTATCGGTTGAGCCAACAAAGCCAACTCCATCAAGAATGTTATTGTCAACATTGAAGCGAGGGTCTAAGAAGTCGGTTAATTCGGCTAGATCGGCCTGAAACTGCCAAGCAACACCCTGATAACGTTTAACGCCAACAACGTCAAAAACACCCGTTAAAACGGGATCAGTTGCGCCGCCGGTCATAGTTGTTAGGGTATTTGTAACACCTCCAACAAGGCCAGTGGTTTTGAGGCCAATGGTGTTACCAAAAGTACCGCCATTAACCGCTGTGACAGTAACGGTTCCGGTAACATTGTTGGCGGTGACCATAGACTCAAGATCTGCGGTTATTGCAGCCTCCAGAGCATCGCCAATAACCGTGGCGGTATCAGTGTCGGCCACTGCAATAGTATACTTTCGGAATTTTTCAGAACCAACATAAAAAACCAGCGTTCCGGCTTCTGTTGCGGTTCCGGCAATCACAAAGGTACCAGTGGCATCAGTTGCGCCACCATTATCAGTTAATCCAATGGCATCAATCTGAGTCACGCCGTTATAGCGTCTCATTTGTCGAATGGCATGAGCAATAGCGGAAGTTTTTCCGAATAGCGTATCCCAGCTTTTATCATCAAGGATATTTTCTTGCAGCTCGCCAGAAACGGCAGTACCAGCCACCATTTGGCCAACAACTAGCATTCGTTCTTCTGTTAAACCGGCGGTAACTCCGGCGGGTATCAATGATGCGGTTACATCAGGCTTAGCAATTGGCATTAGGTAGCCCCTGTTGTTTGAATATTATCAGTGGTTTCATTATCGACTATCGACACGCAATTATCAAATTTTGCATCACAAAGGCGATTCCTCCAGTATTTATCTTTGATAACCCCGCGTTTTGTTTCGACATTAATTATATCCCCAGCCTTATATGTCGGCAGAGAATCAGTATTAATTCTTAATTTCATTATATCGGTTCCTCATCCAGATCAATTGTTGTCGTCATTACTTCTGTCCCAATGTCTGACCTGATTGTAAAATCAATATCTCTCATTGCAACATCATCAACAGGGCCAACGGCATCACTTTCTACCAGTTGCGCCAATTGCTCAAACGCCACTTCGTGAACATATACGGCTTTATTTTTACCATTGGCATCAGCATAAGCATACACGCCATGGCCGGTAAACGTACTTCTAAAGGAGGAATAATTAAAACCAGAATCAAACGCTTCTCTTAGAATTGATTTAAAAATAGCGGGTATGTAAGTTTCTTCTACATTGTCGCGCAACTCAGCAGCCGCCATGCTACTTGTGGCATTAAGTATAATATAAACGGCAAAGGGTTGTATTAAGGTTGGTGTAAAGCTTCTTTGGGCACTTGCAGAGCTTGAAGCATCAGTATTTTCATTGCGGTCTTTGGATTGAGAAACGTCACCCAAAACCACCATAAGCTGGTAATCATTTATGGGCTGCTTGGTATAAACATCTCTAAGATATTGGTCTATATCAAGGGATGCGCCAATTCTGATATCTATTTGTGCAATGGGGGCGCCTGCGGCTGGTAACGTATATGTAACGGGCAAAGTATATTCAAAGGTGGTTGTGGTCACATTGGCTATTGTGAAAAAACCGTTAAAGATCCCACCATTGGCATTTTCAACAATTGGAGATCCAGATATTGTTGTTGATCCTGAGCCTGCAACCACAATGATTAACTTCCTTCGGTTAACTACGCTCATCAACTGGAAACTTCCGTTAAATTCTGATTCTGTTGCGCCTGAAATTGTTATTGTTTTGCCACCATTGGCAATATCTTTGGCAGAAAGTGTAAGGTCATGGTCTTGAAGTGTTTCAAATACTGCTTGTGATGTCGTTCTAAGGAATGTTCCAGTATCTATTTGCACTGGGGCATCTGCACCCGTTATAACAACGCTACGACCATTAGGTAAACCATGAGCTGATACTGTTGTGGCCAGTGCAGTTGTGCCCGTTGGAACGATTGAGGTTATACCAAGTGACTCACCAAAATCAGCTGTATGCAGTGGCATTCTTTGCGCTAATCGTTGAACAACATCAGATGACTTCATATTTCGCCTAAAATATCGGTGGTTAGATTTCGTATAATATCGCGTTGACTGGAATTAATCGAATTCAATAGCCCTGGCCTTGCCTTCATCCTAGTTGTTCCTAGCTCAAGAAAACCGGCATATTCTGCACTGTTGCCAATGGTAAGCTGTGGAGTAACACCCTGATTGACAACGAAACCAAAGCTTTTACGATAAAATCCGGTTCTATTTGCTGGTGTTTCTCCGGCTGCTGATGCCCTATGCCTTCGCCTTGCGCCTGCTGAATTTCTTCTAATATATATCCTGCCGGTTTTGTTTTTAGCTAAAACCTGCTTACTAAATTCGCCTTGGATATCTTTTCCAGATTGCCAGAACGCTTTTTCTATACCAAAATGTGTATTTGCTTGAATGTTGCCAACAGACTCAAAGAATCTACGGCCACCGGCTGGGTTTACTATTTCAATGCTAGCCATCGTTAACCACCTGTGAATCTAATCCACGTTCGGTACACATAAGGATTAACACTTTGTCATCTTCACAACAATTTTCAGCAGTGATTATCCTAAGGCGCTTGCTGTTGAAGTTAATCCATTGCTCAGCACCAACGCCAGCAATATAAGCTAGACACATTTTATGTGTAACAATGGTATCGGTGTTTGTGTTATCGAATACTGATATACCGGACACGGTTTTAATAAGCGCGGTTGTTATAACTGGATTACTAAAAACTTCGACCGGCAGCCCGTTAACCATATCCATATCACGATCTTCAATCGTTATAGATTTCCCACACTTAGCCAAATTTCTAGTGAATAAGCTCATTAACAGCGCCCTATTGTGCCGATTGAGAATAGCCTAGCTGCTGGCTTATCCATTTCAGCAAGACACCCACTCGACAAAGTATTGGCAGCTTGGCCGAATGGAGTACCATTAACGCCCATGCCAAAGTTAAACCCGTAAGTCACTGATGCATCACAGCACCCATCTTTTTCAGAGCTGATTGTTAAGGTGTTTTCGGTTACCGCCGCATAATGGGCAGAAAGATATATCTCAACTTGCTTCAAGCAGGCATCATTCAAATGTGAAGCGCAACCGCCAGCAATTTGATCTACAACGCAATTAGCTGAAACTATAGCCATATCTATTTGAATTGTCGTTAATGTCGTCTCAGTGGGTAATATGGCTCTAACGTCTGCTTCGCTTGCTCTTGGCATAATCTATCCTATTCAACAATTCTCGACTCTGGAACACCGTCAACGGTTAGATTGTATTCCTCTACCATCAGCGTTCCTTGGTCAGTTTTAAACTCAACTTTTATGATTGCGCCCTCCAGTACGCTTGGGGCCACACAAGTTATAGGATAGCTTATATCCAGATCTTTTACCTTAAGTCTTATATTTGTACCATCAATATCGACCGGAACACCGCCAATAGACACCCTGAAATTAGCTATAGTATTGTTCCGCGAAGCATTCATTAATGCCGAAAACGTTATTATATAGCTGCCAAACTCGGCTACTGATTTCGTGGTTATTGTCGCGTCTGGTAGGTCAACATATACCAGAGATGTGGTGTCGTGCGGCTCTTCACTGCCAACACATTGCCGGTCGTGCATTATTGGCGAATGGAAAAACATGATTATGACTCCACGACTAAAATCGTTGTATTCCCGTTTGCACTCTTAACTGACACAGGGCCAACAGGAAAATTATCGACCTCAGACACATAAGCAACTTCTCTTTTCACTTCAAAACCCCTATCTAGATGATCTGGAACGCCTGCCCCCTGTTCTTTAACTAAAATATCACGCTTAATCCTAGTTATTTTATAGCCTATTCGTGATGGGTTTGCAGATAGAATTTCGGTATAAGTGACATCATTAATAGCTATCGCCAATGGTGCGTTTACTGCTATATATGTGTTTGTATTTCTGCCGATCGCACTCATCTTGCAATGTCCTCTAGTATGAAAAATATCTGAACCTGAACCGAAGTATCATCACTACCAGATATAGCTATAAAATCAACATCCCACTTTTCAGGCAAAATTAAAGGGGGGTTAAATGTTACCGATTGTGATGCTTGATAAACCTGTGAGGGGTTCCGGCTTATGAATTGGAACAAGCCGCCTGGAGGTCTAACCCTGCCTTGTATTTTTGCGTTTCCGTTTTTATTACAACCAGTAACGATAGATAATATTAGCATTCTCCTGCCTGCTGGCACTGTTACCAGCCCCAAGTGTGTAATATTAGTTGATAGCACATCTCCGGCGGTAGTTACGACACTACCTAATGTGTTAGTGACTAGAGCTATCTGGGCTTTTATTTTTGTTAGGTCGGTTGGCTTTCCGTTTACCGTAGTAGTTACTTCTGATATATAAAGTTGCCCTACAGGAGATTTTGACCCAACCACCGAAACGGTATTGATTCTAAATACTTGGTCTGAGGTAAAATTTGACTGAGCTTGTCCGTCTGTACCGTCTGTGGTGGCAGTTATAGCTACAGGGTTATAGTCCTCATCTAAGCCCGATAGGTTGACGGGTATACCTGTATCTAATGAGCTTGAGCTAGATATTGCTAGCTGAGTGTTGGAAGTCATATAATGATATACGCCGCCTTGATCTGATATCGTATTATATTCAGTTGATATAATGTGTTCATTCAATCCAACCAAAAACCCAGCATCAGACCCAGGCACTCTACCCGCAGACACTTCGTAAAAGTAATCTTTGGGAAAACTTGTCCCTGAAAACGGCCCCCATGCCATTAGAAAATCCTCACATTAAGCAATCCACCTGAATTATTGCAGTATGCCCACGCGCCCGAATCACCAAAATCATTGGCGGCGTACTCACCACGCGGCAAGATCTGATTTGCATCGTTGAAATCCACCCTTGTTGGTGTTGCTGCTTGAGTCAGCAAAGAAAAATCACAGGCCCCAATATTTTGAACAATAATTTGAGTGCCAACGGCAATAGAGGATAATGCGTAAATATCGGCAGGCACACCAGCAACCAGTTTAATGTTGTTTATAGTATCAGACATTTTGACACTCCAATAAAAAAGGGAATAACATATGTTATTCCCTTTTTAATATTCAAGCAAATTGACGTATCTTTAAACTATTTTAAACTGCTTGTCCTGGCTGCAAAGTTGGAATATTTACAATTTTCTCAACCTTAGCGCCATACTTTTTAGCTTCTTCGTCAGTCAGTGCAAGCGGAGTGCCTACCTTTACCTTTTGCATCTTGCCAGCAACAGCAAGATACAACTTTGGGTGAACTACTCTGTGAGTTGGTGCTGATTTAGCCATGATATTATCCTGTCGCGTACATTGCGCAAGTGTTGTTGTTAAAATCGGTCTTAACTCTATAACCGATACCGGCAACCATTACAAAATTATGGTTGGAATTGTAAAGCGGTCTAGGCATTGCGATTGTGGAAACACCCATACCTACAAGAGGCTGAACAGTGCCATCCAACGGAATAGCCATCATTTCATTGCCTGAAAGCTTGCTGGTTGGCTTTAGAGCTGCGACCTTCTGCAACCCAGCCAAACGTTGTAAGATTTTCTGAGAATCAAATGACTCACTTGATGCACGCTCAAGATTAGAAGCAATTTCATTACTTACATAATAAGTTAAATCCTTACTACAAAACTCAGTAAGCCACATTATGTCCCGAACTTCTTTAAACGCAGCCTCAATAGCTGTGAAAGCTTGAGCCGTATCAGTGAAGTCAAAGTTAACGCCACCAGCGCCTAAATCAATAGAGGCAACACGCGAATCATTCCGCATACCCTGCCAAGACAAGCCATCGACAACAATAAAGTTACCGTTTTTATCAAGATGACCATCAAGGAATTGATCTGCCAAATTTTCACGCAATGATATACCAACTTCACGGTTATCATCGATTAAAGCATCATAACCTTCGGTGCTACCCGCCTCCATTTCTCGCCAGCTGCGACCAAAGCCACCATCGGTCATAGGGACAATTGCGCCATCAATGCTTGATTCGGTTTGATCCATTTTAATATCAGTTTGACCCGACATTGACGTTTGGAAGATACCAGCATCAGAAGCACGAGAGTTTTTAACAACTAGCTTACCAATATTTGTGGATCTGGAAAGGGCCAACAAATCACTTAGATAAGCGTCACCTTGGTCTAGCTTCATAACTTCAACAATATCACGATCAAAGTCTTGATAAACATCTGCTGGAATTAGGCCAGCGTTACCAATAATTTTCTTGTATTGCGCTTCGTTTGAGTTTGCGGCGTTTCGCTGCATTTGAACGTCTTTGTACTGGTTTGCACAATGAACGCTTCTAGCTATGTTCGACTTAGTAAAAATCATTTTAAAAGCTCCTAAGCTACTCGCACGCGCACTAACTGAGTGGCTGCTGTGGTTACAATTTCATCGGCATAGCAAAGGTTTTCTTCACTCGTTGCGCCAACAGCGGCTGGGTTAACTGAAATTTTCAGCGCTCCATCAGTGCCGGATCTTGATAGCGGCGTGCCAACAACTAAAGCCTGACCAGTAATAACAAGAACATTCAAATACTCACCAGAACGAGGCTGGATTGCAACCATGTTCTCATTGATTGTCCATAGATCATCAACGCTTTTGGTTCGCATTTGATCTTTGTCAGCAACTACAAACGGGTTACCGAATAAGGTAGCCGCAATATCAGACAATTCAAAGCCTGCACTAGCAGCGGCTTGGATTACAACTGAACCCGGCAAAATTGTTGCCTGAGTTGCTACACCCTCAACATTGGAAGGCTTAGAGTTTGCGCCATCAGCAGGGCCAACCCAAATTAATCTTTTTCCTTTAGTGCTCATAATTCAGGTTCCTATTCGGGCAGTGTATCAGCGGAAGGTGCTTTGAAAGCGTCATCTTGACCACCGGCAGAGTTATTTTGTGGAGCGATACCGTAGGATTCACCGCAATTAGCAGCCATACCCTTCAACGTATCCATGCCCAGTTTCTTAGCGTTTGCAGCATCGATGCCTGGGTATTTATCACTATTACCAACGATTTCAGCGAACTTTTCTAGCTCACTTTCATCTTTAGCATTTAATTGAGCTTTCAAGCCTTTAATCTCCTCAGACATAGGCAACAAAGCATTAGCGACAACGGCAGCAAAATCTGCACCAGTGTCTTTAACTTTGTCGTCGTCGCCTTCGGATTGATTAGCTTGAAGCTCATTGTATTTTGCCAAAAGAGCACCATCATCAAGGTTTTCAACCTCAACTCCTGCGGCCTTCAACGCATTAACAATCACTTCTCTCATATCATCATCCTGTTTACTGGTTTTAAGTTTAAATGTCTCATCCCGCTCCACTGGAAGCGGTATCCCCATTATTATAGCCTTCTTTTCTCTTATCGTATATGGAGCGGAAAAAAGCTGTCCTCCCGACTCAAAAACGAAGGTGCTAGGAAATACTCTGACCACCCAATCACCATTTAATGGAGGGTTTCTGATGGCATCACACAGAGCGCTTTCGATTTCTTCATGTGACATTTCATTTTCATCAGGCGTTTGGTCAAAAACGACATCCTGATTTAGAAATGTCTGTACCTTGCACTCTTCGCCATTGGCATTAACTGCCATACCTACGCCTTGGTGTGGTTGCGCTGCACCAACGTTATCCAAAAGGATTGCGTCATGGTCAAAGTTCATTTCTGTGGCAATCCAAGTGTATTCTTGGCCAGCCTCATTTTTTTTTATACCATCTGTTTCTTCGGGCACCAAAAAAACGCCCGTTGACGTATGAATAGGTCGAGGATCTTCGTTTGTTTCGATTTCGTTTATTCTATCAAGCAGCCTTTTTCCGCGCTCAGTCTTTTGGGCCTCAACAACGTTTATAACTTTATCGATATGGATACGGCCATTTTCTTGTCGTACATTTCGATTAAACGCACCCCCATGGAAATTATGAATAGCATCAGGATCATTTGCAGAAATAAAATTGCCGTTAGAATCTGATGGATGTTCGATTGGCGCTAGTGTTCGCTCAAGGCTTGCAAAACTATTTGCTATCTCTTCGGCTGGGTACAGGCCACCGTTCATAACAATGTCGTTAGGCAAAGTAAAAGAGCTAATAACTATATGTTCAATACCGTTTATAACTTCCCGTTTCACAGCGTCTTTATTAACTAAAGAAGCACATTGAACCATAACCTTGTTTGATTTTATGGTGCTGGCATCTTTGTTTTTGACTGATTTCTTACGCTTAGCCATCGTTTTTCTCGCGTTATTTATATTAATATTAAAACCTATTGACACCGCAAAATCAAATCACTGATCGAAAAATGATTTTTCCTCTTGAATTTGCTTTTGTTGCTGGGTATCAACTAAGTTCCCTTTGCTGTCAATAAGCACCGAAATCGTGCTGCATAAACAGTTAATTCTATTGGCTCCTTGGTTCCACCATTGTTGTTGTTGGGCGGTTGTGTATGCGTTCCCATGCCTTGCCGCGTGCGTTGTTCTGGTCGTTGGTATCAGTGCGGAAACATGGATAACCCCAGCCCTAAGCCCTGTTTTTTCGCTGGCAATGTTGGTGAAATCAATCTTAGAATCATTGTACGCTTTGTTAACCTCTGTCCTAGCAATCCTATCAGCGCTTGATCTTGCAACGTCAAAGCGACCCTGTATCGCTTGACTGATAACCCGTGGCGAGTCTCCGGCATCAATACCAAGGTTAATTTGTGTCATTACCTGATTGGCTGTGGTTTGGCTTAGCGTCCTAATTGAGTTGGTATTATCTGCCAGAACTCCGGCCAAAGCCTCGCTGTATTCTGGAGAAAGCAACACGTCCTGCACACGAATATCACCAAGAGGAAAGCCTGTGGTTGGAGCTTTTACGCCAGCGCTATTGATTAGCTGATTGAATATAACCACTTCCTCAGCGGTGCCAGAAGCATAAGGCCGCTCTATTATCGTTCGCCAATACCAGTTTGGGGGTGGGTTGATTTGCGACTCAAGAAGCTCCTTATTAAGTATTGATCCAACAAAACCAGCAAGGGCTAATGACTCAGCGGCGCTTATTTCATAATCGTAAACCGTTGTTATATGTTGCTCATTACGGAGTTCCACACGCTGCTTTCTGGTTCTAGGGATAGTATTAAACAGGCGTATAACTTTACGCTGCGAATCATTCAGGCGTTTTTTTAACGCCTTTTCGCCTCGCTTACGGTTTTTTGCTTGACCCGTTGGATCTTGTTTAGTTTTCATCAATCACGCCATCTTCTGGCAACTCTTCTGAAAATTCTGGTAATTCTTCTGGCTCCAACCCTGCAGACCCTCTGATTTCTTCGGGTTCAAATACTGGGCCTTGACCTGATCTAAATTGCTTTTCGTTTATAGTGGCCATTTTATCAGCATTACCTAACTTCTCATCGTCAGAGCTTGCCAACAAATCATCCCATTCGATTTCGAATTTTGATGCGGGTAGCAATCCATATTCAATAAGCCATTCAATAGTGGACTCTATCAATTCAGACAAGAAATTTTCCTGCCTAGACTTCATCATAATTAGATATTGGCCGTTATCGCTATCTGATGCCAATCGCCCAGTCTGCTGGCCTATAATGATTGTGGCTGGTATTTTTGTTGCTGCTGAAACATCGTACATGCAATTGAAAAAGAACTCTTTGGGGTCTGTAAGGCTGGAGTCCATTGTGTTGGCTTCCATACCGGGTGTCCACATTGCTTTATTGGTTCTATTTCTTGCGAAATCATCGTAATTTTCGTTGAAAGCGTCAAGTAGAGCCGCGTTTTGTTGTGCGCTGGTTGCATCAGTCAGGTTGAATACTACGCTCTGAGCTGCGTTTTTGTAAAACCCTTCGCCACCGGCCCCCATGATTTTACGGAGATCCATAAGCGAATTGAAAGGGGCTTCCAATGAAGAAATGCCATATATCCCGCCATCGTCTGCGCCTTCGGACGCTATAACTAGCCTAGTCGGGTGGATGTCAAAGCTTCCGGCCGCTTTGTCATTTCTGTTGCCAGTTGCCGAACTATTGAAGTGATACATCGTAGGCATACCAAAATTATCAGCCATTGGGTTTGTTTCTGTGGTTGATACAGTTAGCTGGCCTTCATATAGCGGCATCATACTGGTAAGAGCAAGAACCCCAGGCAGTTTACCCTCAAGTGGCTCATTAGGTTTTTTGCCATCCTTAACGCGCATGAACATACCGGCATAACGCCCCACCCGCTGGCGATTATCCAAGCCCTTCATGCGCTGCCAAAACTTAACAAGCTCCACCATCGTTTCAAAGTCTTTATTGAATTTGGCATCACCTTCTATTGTTGGAGCAGACAGCCAGCAGGTATCAACAGGCAGCTCTACAACATTTTTGGCAATACCCAAGCGCCGGTACATATTCCAATAGTTCGGAAATTCTAGCTCAAGTGGGTAGCCATAATCCAAATATACATTATGGAGGGAATCAGAATTATCATAAGTGCCAGATACGGCAGAAGATAAGCGCTTTCTCAGTCCTTCGGCCTGCGCTGCATTGGCTGCGATTTCTTGCCTCATTTGGTCAATGTCGGCCTGATTGTAGGCTTTTTGTGTTACTGTTTTCTCTTTTTTATTCCACCAAGCCATTATCTATTTGCTCCCATTGCCATTTTTAATAAGTTACCTAGTCCAGAATCAACAGAAGGATCTGAAAGCATATGAACGCCATCCGCTATGTTTGGTGATTCTTGCCCAGTTCTCTTTTTCATTGCCTCTTTGCTCTCAACCTTCTTTTTAGAATTTACTAATGACTTTATCCAAAGTGGTGTTGATAGCTCTCTGGCTAGTTTGTTGAATACCGCATTATCTTCAATATCTAGGCTAAGCATATCATTGAAATCAATATCACGCTCACCAAGCACTATAAAGCGATAAGTATTGTAAAGTTTTTGTGCTGTGATGCCATGCACTTGCGCTTTTAGATTGGAATATATATCACCGGCCTTTTTGGTGGTGCCGTTAACAAGTGCTTTCGGATTATGAACAGGAGCTCCGGCATCGAAGCCCTTCACATTCAAAGCCATTAAATTAGCTTTGCCTGTATAATCTTTTTCTCTGGCGCATTCCTCTATACATTCGATTTTAGCGTCCTTAACGAAGACTTCCACACCATCACCGAAACCGCCACACGAATCGAACAGCATATCTTCGGCGCTTCGCCTAACGGCCATTCCAAACGCTCGCTTACTTGCTTCTTTTAAATCAGGTGACCGCAACCACTCATCTATCTCATTAACACAGTTGCCAGTTTTGCCCACTGCCGCGTTTGAATCTCTACCTTGGCCTGCTGGGTCATATCCTACTTGATCGCGCCCTATGCTATGCCATTCGGCGTGTCTACTTGCAAATCTAGCAGCCTTGACCCATTCGAGATCAATTATAACATCCCCTTCCGGCCCCTTTGCTTTGCCCTCCCAGATATGCTCATATTCTTTGAGCGGCATGGTTTTTTGGCAGTGTAACCGCTGCTTATTTAGGAATTCAGGGAAATATTTGTTGTCACGCCAATTAATCAGCTTGCTTATACATTGTTCTGGGGGTGAAACCACCCACCTCTGATAGGTATCATCCAATTCATTGCCTGGGTTAAACAATATTATAAAAATTGGGTCTTTGCCTGACTTGGGCCGAATGGATGGTAAAAGCTTATCCCATGAATCTTTTTGAACGTCTTCCGCTTCTTCACATAGAACAATATCTACATTACTAATAGATTTTAGGTTCTTGATATTGTTCTTGATGCCTTTGAAGATGAACTTTGACCCGTTGGCTCCATCTATCCATGTTTTTCTACAGCTAAAGAAATGATCTAGCCCTCTGTTGGTAATCGCGCTTTCGATTTCGTCCTTGATTGATTCCTCAATGGATATTTGTAGCTCACGAGCAACTAGCACCCTGACAGGCCTTAGTGATGCCTCAACAACAACCGCATCAGCCCATGTCCATGTCTTGCCGGAGCCTCGGCCACCATAATCGACATGGTAGATAGTATCAGGTGCAAATACTGATCGGCTCTCTATTATCTCCCTCGCCGTAGTTACAAAGTGTTCGCTGAAGGCCCTTTGTGGAGTCCATGCGAGCTTACTCATCAACGCTCGCTGCTATGCTTGACCACGGAGTAACGTTTTCGCCAACATCCAGCCCTATGCGCTCCTTAAACGCCTGAACGTCTACGTGTTTACCAAGCAATTCCAAATTCTTAACTTTATCAGGCCACTTTATCTTTTTAAGCACTCCAACCGCTGGCCCTTCGCCTTCGTACATATCAGCAATATCAATGCCAGACAGGTATTGCCGCCAAACCGATGGCCATTTGCTTATAGGCTTGGTCGAACCATCTTCTTCTAAGATGTCAGCAACATCCATTTGATCGATCTCAACAAGGCGCTGCAAAACATAATCGGAATCGATTTTTGTTCTTTGTGAGCGCTCATTCATTGCTTTCATTATATACGCGCACACATTAGGCAATTTCATTAATCTTGTGGCGTTAACTTCTGCTGTTTTTTGCTTGGCGCTAGGGTAAGCGAATAAATAAGCGTTTGTCTGGTTTAGCTCTGGGTCAGCCAATAGGGTATCAGCGAATATCTGTTGTTTTTTGGCTAGCTTTCTGTGGACTGTCATAACTCACCAAACCTCTGAACGTAATGCCGAAATACGGCATCCTGAATTGAAATAAAACCTTTGGGGGTGGCCCATCTATCCTGCAAGGTTCTAACGTGAACGCCTTCCAGAATAGAATAATCTTTGAGTGAAATGTTTAATTTCCGTCTCAAGTATCTTGATATTGATTGTTGGTTTTCGTGTGTCATAGCCTTATTCTATGTGGTATTTCACATAAGATCAAATATGGCTAGAACCCACTCAATTTACGGGGGCTAACACTTACTTCTTCGTCGATTGCATTATATACAGAGCCATCACCCGCCACGGCGTTAACTTCGACACTTACACTATCGGGTAGAACCTCAGTGCTAAGTATCACGGTTTGGTAAATCCCGTCACTGGCTGCGACGTACGGCATAGATTGAGCAGCCACCAAAACGGTATCCCCGTCTTTGATGGTGACCGTGACTGTCGCATCATTGACAAAAGCGTTTGATATCTTATTAAAAAGCCCATTTAGAGTTATACAGTTGTCATTTAGATTTAATATATTAGCCATTTTCAATCCTAGTGGATAGTTGTTGTGCCACTCAATAAAGGTTTAATTTCCACTTTGCCGCCTAGCTTTTGTTTGGTTTTAATCGTGCCAGACATTACCTGTATTATTTTTGTTTCTGCGTTAAGCACTGCTCGCGCCTTAACATTGCCTTCTAGTGCCATCTCAGTTACCACCCTTCCGCTAAGTAGATTCTCTGCTGATACCCGCCCAGACAAGCATTTATTTGGTGGCTGGACTGGGCCTACAGAAGTATCAAAGGCGAACCCGTTTACAGGTAAATTACCGGAGCCTAAGCCCCGTGTAATTATGCTCATTCTAGCTTATCTCTTCGGTT